GCTGCAGAACAAGTTATCAGAGTAGGACAAACGATAATGATTGTCCAAAATGATGGCTCTGGTTCTAACAAAGCAGTGGTAAGTGCAGTAAACAATGCTGGTGGTGGTAGAGGACAATTCACAGCTGACTTCTATGAAGCAGGTGGATTAGTGACTGCAGGAACTGGTGTTGGAAATGCTGATGTAACAGTGTTTATTTACGGATCAGAATTTAAGAAAGGTACTGCAGGAATGCAAGGATCTCTTGAATCAAATGACTTTATCTTTGACAACAAGCCTATCATCATTAAAGATACTTACAATGTATCTGGATCTGATATGGCTCAGATTGGATGGATTGAAGTAACTGATGAAGATGGAGTATCGGGATACCTTTGGTATTTAAAATCTGAAAGTGAAACTAGACTTAGATTTGATGATTATCTAGAAACAGCAATGATTGAAGCTGTACCTGCTGAGCAAAACTCAGGTGCTGCAGCAATCTTAGGTAGCTCAGGAGCAGCCGCTGATCCAGGAGCTGGATCTGATGGTGTATTTTATAGTGTTACAACTAGAGGAAACATCTACGACGGTGGAAACCCTACTACACTAGCTGATTTTGATAACGTAATTAGTCGTCTAGATAAGCAGGGAGCAATTGAAGAAAACGTATTATTCGTTGATCGTCAGTTTGCTTTTGATATTGATGATATGCTAGCTGCTCAAAACTCTTACGGAGCTGGTGGTACTTCATATGGTCTATTTGACAATGACGAAGAAATGGCGTTAAATTTAGGATTCTCAGGATTCCGTAGAGGTTATGACTTCTATAAGACTGACTGGAAATACTTAAATGACCCAACTATGAGAGGTGGACTTCCAACAGGAGCAGGTTCAGGACGTATTAACGGACTGCTTGTACCCGCTGGATCAACTAGTGTTTATGACCAAATTCTTGGTAAAAATGCTAAGAGACCTTTCTTACATGTTAGATATAGAGCTTCAGAAACTGAAGACAGACGTTACAAGACTTGGATTACTGGTTCTGCTGGTGGTGCAAGAACAAGTGATGTGGATAACATGCAAGTTAACTTCTTGTCTGAAAGAGCTGTATGTACTTTAGGTGCTAACAACTTCTTTATCTTTCAAGAGTAGATAATAAGTGTTTTTTCTGGGGAGTCTTCGGGCTCCCCTTTTTTTATAAAATTTAAATCTAATCAAATGAAAACTACTACAAAATACGTAGACAAAGTCTACAAACTTACGCGTGAAACAGCGCCATTATCCTTAACCTTAGCGTCAAGAAATACTACAAGATGACAATGCTATATTAGAGCCTATTGTTTTTCTAGATGGGTTTTTGACTGTTCCTAAAAACAATCAAGTATTACAAAAATTTTTAGAATATCATCCCGGTAAGGGGAGGGTATATGTCGAGGTTGATAAAGCAAAAGAAGCCTCTGATGTTGTGGAAACTTTAAATTTAGAAGTCGATGCATTAATAGAAGCGCGACAGCTTAGCGTTGAGCAAGCAGAAAACGTAGGGCGTGTTATATTTAATCAAGATATTTCAAGAATGACGACAGCTGAACTTAGGAGAGACATACTGGTGTTTGCTAAAACTCAGCCTAGAGATTTCATGATGTTATTGCAAGATCCTGCTTTAAAAATGAATGCTACTATACAAGGGTTTTTTGATAAAAATATTTTACAATTACGTAATCAGAAAAAAGAAGTATGGTTTAACACTCCTTCAAACAAAAAGAAAATGTTAAACGTACCTTACGGAGAAGATCCTATATATATGGTATCTTCATTTTTTGAGTCTGATGATGGTATAGAAGTATTAAAGCACTTATCAGGATTAGCGAAGAATATGTAAATAGTGCGTTTTAATTTTCTGTATCTTTGTTTTTTGTTTAACCCATAAATTTTTTAACATGGCAAAATATATTACAATTAATTCTTCTGATGACGCAGGAAATGCGCACATAGATATCGACAAAATTTTATTTGCTGAGACTAACTCGTCTACGGCGGCTAAAATTTATTTAATGGACGGAACTAAACACATAGCAATTACAGGAACAGGCTTAACTTCAGGGTTTGGAGCAAACGTAAATGCAGCTTTAGTTACTGCAGCTCAAACAAGCTGGACAAACGCCGCTGTACCTGTAGACTTAACAGGAATGACTGTTACAGCAATAGCTATAGCTTAATCTGTTTTTTTTATTTTTTACTATTTAGAGAAGGGGTCATGAAAAATTGACCTCTTTTTTTTTTACTTATCTTTGTGTAAAAGAATAACAATGATAAATTCTGTACGAAATACAGTTTTAGCTATCCTTAATAAAAATAATTACGGTTATATATCACCGCAAGATTTTAATTTATTTGCTAAACAAGCACAGCTAGATATATTTGATGATTATTTTTATCAGTACAATCAATTAATAAATCAAGAAAATGCTAGACTCGTCGGTAGTGGATATGCCGATATACGTAAAGGTTACGAAGAAGTAATTGATTTATTTTCAGAAACTAAAACCCTAACACAAAATTTACTAAATCAATATTTTTTACCATCTCAAAGCACAACGGGAGATGATTATTATCTGATTAATAAAGTGCTTTGTTCAAGCGGTGGGGTATATCAAGGTGAAGCCGAGAAAGTATCAAACAGCAATATAACATTATTAAACGCCTCTAATCTTACGTCTCCTAGCATACCTTATCCTGCTTATACTTTGCAAGGATCGTTTATAACTATATTTCCAGCTCAATATAATGGAGCTACTGATATTCAAGCGCAATACATACGCTATCCTAAAGATCCTAATTGGACTTATTTAAGCGTAGCTAATGGAGAGCCAGCATTTAATCAAAGTAATGCTGACTTTCAAGACTTTGAGCTGTCTCCAGATGACGAAACCTCTCTAGTATTTAAAATACTTCAGTATGCAGGAATGTCTATTAGAGAGATACAAGAGGCTCAGTTTGGTGCTGAACAAGAACAAATGGAAGAACAAAAAGAAAACTAATGGCATATTTATCTCAATATCAATATTACGAAAACGCAGGTGCAGCGCCTACAAATGCTAATTGGGGGTCTTACCAGTACATTCCTTTAACAGATATAGTTAATAATTTTTTATTAATGTACTCAGGAAACCACTCTTTAGTTAATAATGAAGAGAGGTATAAGATTCTGTTTCATACTAAACGAGGCATACAAGAGCTAAACTATGATGCTTTTAAAGAAATAAAAGCTTTAGAGCTTAAGGTATTTGATGATCTTAAATTTATCTTACCCTCTGATTATGTGAATTGGGTGCGTATATCATTGTATCAAGACGGTTATCTTAGACCGCTTACTGAAAACATACAAGTAAACTCAGCTGCATCATATCTTCAAAGTGCAACAGGGTCGTTAAGTTTTAATGCAGATGGTACGGTTCAAACAACTGCTTCTACACTAGATACACAAAGAGTGGATGGGTCACAGCAAAGTATTTATTTAAATCAAAACAATTCTAATGATGCTTCTGATGTAGCTTCAGAAAATCCCGATGCTTGGAAAGACTACAATATTGGCGCTAGATATGGTTTAAATACTGAGACCGCGAACTTTAATCCTACTTTTAGAATAGATAAAAAAGCTGGGGTTATAAATTTTGATTCTACTATGGCCAACAAACAGTGTGTTTTGGAGTATATCTCTGACGGAATGGAGGGTGGTAATGATTCTCTAGTAAGTGTAAATAAACTATTTGAAGATTATTTATATGCTTATATTAAATATGAAATATTAAACAACAAATTTGGAGTACAAGAATATATAATAAATAGAGCGAGAAAAGATAAAAGTTCTTTATTGAGAAACGCAAAAATCAGAATAAGTAATATTCATCCTGGAAGATTGTTAATGAATCTAAGAGGCGAGAATAAGTGGATTAAATAAAATGGCAAACATTCAAAGAAACTTTATCGCAGGGAGAATGAATAAAGCTCTCGACGAAAGACTTGTACCAAACGGGGAATACATAGACGCGTTAAATGTTAGACTAGGGTCCACTGAAGATTCAGAGATAGGATCTGTTGAAAATTCAAAAGGAAATACCAAAATGACTAGTCTGCAGTATGAGCAGACTGCAAGTACTACAGGAGCAGTTCTTTTAAGTTCAGAGGCTAGATGTATAGGTGCTTATGAAGATGGACAAAACAATCGTATATATTGGTTTGTTCACGACCCTGCATTTACATTAGGGGAGACAGGAAAGATTGACATGGTTGTCTCTTTTAATCCTACTACTCAAAGCCTTACCTATCACATAATAAGTATTGATGATGGTTTTGGCGCTAATACCACTTTAAATTTTAATCCTCAGCATTTAATAACGGGTGTAGATTTAGTAGATGACTTATTGTTTTTTACTGACAACATTAATCCTCCAAGGTTTATAAATGTAACTCAGAACTATCCCAATCCATTTTATGACGTAGATGTTGTAACTGCGGAAGAGTTTATGGTGATTAAAAAACCACCTATTAAGGCTCCTAGTATTGTGTTAAAAAGTCAATCTAATAATATAGATGATTTTTTAGAGGAAAGGTTTATATGTTTTGCTTATAGGTACCAATACACGAACGGAGAGTTTTCAGCTACATCCCAGTGGTCAGAACCAGCATTTGATCCCAACGCTTATAATTATAGTTTTTCTAGCAATTTAAATGAAGGAATGATTAACACCATAACAGGTGTAGATATTCAGTTTAATTCAGGTAGTTCTTTAGTAAAAGCTA